GGTTTTTTAAAAAATAGTCCATTAGGTTTTCTTCCAAGTAAAGGAACAGAGGTTACTCTAGGTATGGGTAAGCTACCTCCTTTATTTCAATTAGCATTTGGTGGACAAAACGAATTAAGAAAAGATTTTATTTTAAATGAATTAATGAAGCGAGGTTTTTTCACAGGTAATTTTGATGATCAACAAAATCCTATATTTGATATTGGACAAAAAAATATTAATCCAATGCAATTTAACACTTTAACTGGTGGTATTAACGAAGGTATTGAGTCAATGCTTCCTGCGAATACAGGTGGTGCAGTTACGGATATTTACGGTGATACTTACGAACAAGTTTATAATTCTGGCACAGGTGATATTGGTTATACATTTACTCCAAGTGATCCTTCTCCTTCTGTTGGTCAAGAAACGCAATCAGGAGTTATTTATGGAACAGGCAGAGGTGGTACATCAAGTAATCAAATGACAGGTGGTACTGTTATTGTTCCAGGAAGTTCGCAATCATTTGATAAAGATAAAAACCCTGAAGATGATTACGATGATGAAAGTTCAGGAATTTAATGACACCTGATCAAGAAAAACAACGATCAGAATTAGCAAAAAATATTTTAGAAAATCCTGTGTTCCAGGATGCAATAAAACAAATAAAACAAGAATTATACGGTGAGTTTACAAATTCACCTGCACGAGATTCCGAAGGCAGAGAAAAAATTTATCTTATGGGTAAAATGTTTGATGTGCTTTTAGTGAATATTAAGTCAGTTATGGAAACTGGCAAACTAAATAAAAAACAATAGGAGTTTTTATGACAGATAATCCGAGTGCGGAATCTGTATCAAAACCAACCGAAACGATACAGGAAACACAACAGGCATTCGCTAATCTTATGAATACTGCAAGAAGCGAAGATAAGCCAAAACCAGAAGTAAAAGAAGCTGAACAAGACACTCTTGAACAAGATAATGAATTGTCAGTAGATGATATTTCTGATCAAGATTTAGTTGATAATGAAGAAACCACTACGGAAAACGAACAAGAACTATTTGATATTACTGTAAATGGTAAATCGCAAAGAGTTAGCTTGAATGAGTTAAAGGAAGGTTATTCTAAAGGATCGGACTATACCAAAAAGACGATGGAACTTGGTGAACAACGAAGAACATTAGATTCTGAAATTGACACTATTTCCAAAGACAAAGAAGCAGTAAAAAAAATGCGTGATGAATACGCACAAAAGCTTCAAGTAGTGGAGCAGAATTTACAAACAGACGATAACATTGATTGGGTGAAACTTGCACAAGAAGATCCAACGGATTATGCTGTTAAAAAAGCTGAATATGATCGCAAAAAAGAATTGCAAAAAAATATTCAAGCTGAAAGACAGAAGTTAGTCCAGGAACAACGAAAAGAGCAAGAAGCAATTTATAAAAAACATATCGTAAATGAGCAGAGGAAACTAATTGACTCTAATCCAATATTTGGTGATGAGCAAAAAGCTCCAAAGATCATGGAAGAAATCGGTAAGTTTGCAATTAAGTCTGGTTATACAGAGCAAGAGGTCAATATGATTGTTGATCACCGTGCAGTTAAAACATTGTACGATGCTTATAAGTATAATCAACTCTTAGAACGCAAAGGATTGCGAGATAAAAAAGTAAAACCATCTAATCGTGTTGTATCTTCTGAAGGTAAAAATGAAACTCGATCTACTGATCAGCAATTGCGTGTAAATGATCGCATGAAAAAATTAAAAAAATCAGGTAACATAAAAGATGCACAAAAGGTGTTGTCTGCCATGTTATCTAATAATTAATCGGAGATTAAAATGGCACAACCAAGTGGTACTTTTGACACTTACGATGCTGTTGGTATAAGAGAAGATTTACAGGATGTAATTTATAATATTAGTCCTTCAGAAACTCCTTTTATGACAAATGCTGCAAAGGGAACTTGTACATCCAGTTTACATGAATGGCAAACTGATGGACTTAGAGCAGCAGCCAACAACCATCAAATAGAAGGTGACGATTATGCAGGAACTACACAAATTCCTACTGATCGTTTAAATAATAGAACACAAATATCTGCTGAAGCAGTAATCATATCTGGTACAGATAGATCAGTTGACAATGCAGGTAGAGGTGATGAAAGCAACTGGTTCTAGTTCGGCTGCAAGAAAATCAGCATCCGTTGGAACATGGTATGGCGGTAAAATCGCAGGTACAGGTTCAAGTGGAACTGATGCAGATAACTATTCTAAGAATGGATCACCTTCGGCAGAACCTGCAGGTACAGGTGCAACTGCAATTGCAGGTGGAACAGCTAGAGCTTACACAGAAGCTTTACTAAAAGCAGGTTTACAAAAATCATACGAGTTAGGTGGAAACCCTGACACGGTATTGATGTCACCTGGTAATAAAGTATTAGCATCTGCATTCAATGGTGTAGCAACACAATACAAAAACGCAGACGATATGACAGTTATCGGTGCAGTTGATGTATATGTTTCTGACTTTGGTGAAGTAAGTTTCATCCCAGATAGACACTCAATGAATTCACGAGTTGATATTCTACAAATGGATACTTGGGAAGTTGCATTCCTAAGACCGTTTGAAACAACTGAACTAGCAAAAACTGGTGATAGTGATAAGAGATTATTACTAGCTGAGTGGACTCTAGTATGTCGTTCACCAAACGCAAACTACGGTATATTTAACTTAAATACTTCGTAATAGTATTTATTAAGGAGCAGGTCTTTACCTGCTCCTTTTAACTTTAAGAGAGGAAAAAATGTCAGAAGTTTTTAAACCAGGAATAAAAAAATATTCTATGCCAAAGACAATGAAGATGCATAACAGAAATCAAGACAATATGACTATCTCACGAGGTGGTGGTAAAGCTCAAAGCAAAACTACTTCTGGTGGCGATAGAATGTATAAGGTTGGTTATAGAAGAACAGAAAATCAAGGACTATCTATGCAAGATAGTGTTGATAAAATGATTGCAGCAGCAGTTAAAAGTGTATGACAAAAAAAATTGACTTTACAGGTAACGAAAGTTCATCAGTAAAAACAAGAATGCACATTGATAGTAGTGAAGGCAAATATCATGTTGAGAACTATCAAGATGTTTCACGAATTTTAGAAAGAAATAAAATTGAAAGAAACGCAGGTGCATATAAGCTTAAAGGGATGGAAGATGCAAAGATGTATAAGATTGCATCATTGCCTTTAATAGTCGTGCAACAATTAGCAAAAAAAGGGATTATGACAATGAGTGGTCAATTACAAGATCGTAAAAGATTTTTTAAATGGCTGAATGATCCTGATAACGAAAAATTTAAAATTTATCCGAAGAAAGTATAATGGCACTTGATACATACGATAATTTAAAATCAGAGATTGCAAGTTTCTTAAACAGAGATGATCTTACAGCAAACATAGATACATTTATTGATCTAGCTGAAACAAGACACGCAAGAGATTTACGCATTAGAGAAATGGAAGCTGTAAGCACTTCTATTACAACTGTTGCAGGTACACAATCTTATGATTTACCAACAGGATATTTGGAACTACGATACGCAATGTTACAAACATCACCGTACACTATGTTACAATACATGACTCCTGCTGATTTCTTTCGTGTGTACAACGAAGGTGAAGGTAATGGTTTATCAGTTTATTATACAATTGTTGGTAAGAAAATTTATTTAGGTCATACACCTGATAGTGCCAATGTTTTAGAGTTAGGTTTTTTTCAACGAGCAACAGCACTATCATCATCAAATACATCAAATGATATATTAACAAACTTTCCTGATTTGTATTTATACGGATCACTTGCAGAAACTTCACCGTTTTTAATGCAAGATGAAAGATTGGCTGTATGGTCATCATTATACAAAGAAGGAGTTAAAACAGCAAACGAGTCAGCACAGAGAGGTCGTGTATCGGCAGCTCCGTTGCAAATGTCAGCTAGAAGGGTTGTATGATTGAGTTTGGACAA